CGCTAAAGGTTGGAAGCCACTTCTTGCTTTGACCTCAACATCAAACGGCACATTAACAATATCCTTACCGCTACCCCTTCCCACACATGCGCCTTGCCACACAGTCGATAGGTACTGTGCTACTACGCGCTCTGTGCGGAAACCTCTGTGTTTCCTATGCTGGCTCATAGATGATGTTTGTTCTCGCATCTTTCGCAAAACCAAACTACCAAACCATCATGGATCCGATCGTACTCATTGACCTGTGTAAAAGCATCACAGTCAGAGCAGTTCATTACTCCGCCATATCCGCTAAAACTATAGACATGGTGATCTATGGGAGATCGATACATCTCTGGAAACTCAGCCATGTGCCATGTATCCCATCGCTACGCCACCAATAAATAAGAACAAAACCAGGAAGATTAGCAGCTTCTCTTTGTCATCCATTGACTGCCTTACACTTCCTGCATTGCCATGTGCCTGCCGTTAGTGTGCCATCCTTGATGACTGCCGGGATTATGATGTCATGAGCTTCTGTTGGCTCGTTGCATAACTGGCAGTTGATTGTGGTGATGAATGGAATATCGTCTAGATCTTGCCACTCGCCATCTTTATCTATGTTATATACCTCGATGTATCCCATTAGATTTTTACCTCCTGTGGACGCCATTTACCATCTGATCCAAGTCGATACCAGATAGGCGGACAGTCAGACTTAACACCGCCATAGTTCATCTGGTTGCATTGATAGCCAGCCCACTTACGCCCGTTGCGTTCACCCTCGCGCCATTGCATGTGTCCATGTTTGCAACTTGGTGACTGTTGTGCTTCGCCTGTTCCGATGATTGCAGCTACATTTTCCATAGCCTTCTCAAGTGTTACAGGCGCATCTACTACGCCTTTGTACTCATTGACAGGTGTAGTCCAGTAGTCCTGATCATCTGCCTTAACCTCTTGGACAGGTGGCTTTACTACTTTTGTAGCAACGACCTTGCTCATCTCTTCTCGGCTTGGTCTCTTTCCTTTAGGCGCATAACCTGCATTTGCAAGTGCCCTGCCGATCGCTGAAGTCTCGCAATTCTCCAATGCACTAGTCTGATTAACACCTCTGCTACTAACTGTTTCCTCAGCGTACCCTGTCGACCACGCGATGACATCGCTATCAACCTTGTACAGATACGCCTTAACAATGTATCGATCCTTCTCGACAAGCTCCAACTCTGTAGCAATACGGAATGTTGGATAGTCCTTAATAAACTTCTCAAGTCTCACCTCGACTGGTTCGTAATCGGCTAAATTAAACATTCAGATAACCCCATTCTAGTTTGATGTAATGCTTACCAAAATCTAGAGTTAAGTATTTGTCAGATGGACAATATGCCAAACCCCAAAACTTGACCTCATCCTCAAAATCAAGTTTGGAGTAATTACCTGTTCTAATGTCAAACATAGAGTTCGTTCTCCTCTGTTGCTAATTGTCCTGCGAGTGCGCCATAGCTGCATAGGTCGACCCAGTTATCGATGTGTTGGGCTGACTGATTAGTCCTTGCAAGTTTAACAAGCACCATGATCCCTGCCACTTGATAGTCGTGGATCGGTGTTTGTAAGTATGCTGAGAGGAGCATTGCGGTGTTTTGCAGGTTATCCGCAGGGTGACCATACGATAGCCCACGGTCGCGGATCGTGTCGGTGGCTGTAAGTAGGATCTCATTAGCGCGCATCTTGTGTCACTCGCTGATATGACTTTGCCACGATCAAGCCTTCTCGCTTGCCTTCGTTAAAGCCTTTAGCCCAACCGACTAAATACCATAATGCGTTAGCTGCTAATAGCAGCACTATCATTGGTGTCTCAAAGCTCATCTTATTTCCTATCCGTAGCAACGCCCTTGGTTGCTTACAGAATTAGTGTGACATAAGGCCACGACATTATGTGCCCAAACACATAACGAAACGATAACGATTATCTAGGTCTGCCGTAGGACTTTCCAGCAACTATAAATGTGCCGTCCTTCTCGATGTTGATTAAATCAACCTGAACCTTAGACTTGTTCACATAGATGATAGCGAAAGCCTGTTGCCAGTTTCCGACACCTTTCATGTAATGGGCTTGCTTAAAATCCATAAGATTGCCGACCTCGACACCATGTAGGACACGCCCTATACGGCCACCAGATGCCTCTGAGAAGGCTGATCTGCCTGCTCTGTGTGTATGACCTGAGATAACATTCTTGCCATGCCTACGGGCTGCTTCTAGGGCTGATAAGCCCCCATGTGGCTTGATGGGTGTGTGGTCTCCATGTACTGCTATCCAATTAGGAGCGATTGGCATAGGGTTCTTGTGGAAGGTAATGCCTAGTTCATCGAACTTCATAAACTTCTCAAAGCGCAACTCAGGCAATGCCCCAAAGGCAGGCACTTTAGCCATGATGATGTTGTACAGGCGATCTGTGTGATTAGACCTAATGCAATCTGTAACGCCTAAGTCCCAGAGAAGCTCTACCGCTTCATTGCGGTCATCGTCTAAAGTCTGGGCATAAGAGCCCATGCGACCCTCTTCCCATTTACTTATCTGGGGTAGGTCGATTTCATCGCCAATGGTAACTACTTGGTCTGGCTTAAACTTAGAAATAAAACTAGCAAGGTTACGAGTAGCAACCCTGTCATGGTAAGGGACTTGTAAGTCCGAGACTACGACTATTCGCTTAATCGTCATCCTCATCTTCGTAATCGCCAAACTTCTCAGGCGCAATCGGATCTGGAAGAATCCAATGAGGGTAAGCCTGTGGCTCTGTAATCATGAACATAGCAATATCTTCCTTAAAGCCTGCTCGCTTTAACGATAGGAAGTATTCGTAAAGCCCAATGCAGTAAGCATCAAGCTTGGAGTAGCCTTGATCCTGTAATGCCTTAGTTGCTTTTCTTGCCATAGCACTATGTTACCTGTCAAGTAATATGTTATAGATCTCATCTACTCGCGTGTTGAGTCTTTTGATCTCAGACAACAGATGAGTAATTACATAGCCTGACAAGCCACCGAGAGCTGCGATGGTGGCAAGGTAGAGCGTGAAGAAGTCTGACTGTGTCACTTCTTGATTCCCATAGAAGGATCATTAGGTGAAAGGTAACGCAATACAGGTGGAAGGATAGAAGCGATGCCAGCTGCGATAAGCGCGTGAGGGTCTGTGACTCCTGCTGCATACATTGAGATTGCTGCTACTAGGAAGGCTCTAGCCCATGAACCTGCTGCGGTCTTTAGTTCATTCATTACTTGCTCCTAACATAGGTATCTGAAAAAAAGCCCCGTCATTATCAGCTTCTTTTTTAAAGCTGACATGCATGTGCTTAGTGTGTTTGTTAGCCCCTGTGTAAGTGCGCCACTTCCAGTTGAGGATGTGCGAACAGATTCTTCCATCGTAAATGATGTAACTAATACGCTTGTCTGCTTTTGCCTTGGATAAGGTACGAAGCTGATCAGCAAGATCTCCCATGATGTCTGGTTTTCCGCCTTTGTGCAGATCTTTGTCCACATCAATGGCACGAACCCAACCCTGCTCATCTGGATTATGATCAGACTTGCGAGCAGCGTGTCTTGTATCACCGATCCAGCCATCCGATGTGCGGTCACGATCTGGGAACGAGTCATCGAATTGCTCGCGTAGCTGAATAGCCGCCTTACTTAGTTTCGGCTTCATTGGCTGCTAATTGCGCTTCGTAGTGTGCCTTGGTCATTGAGGTAAATTCTCCATTGCCACGATCAATGATCGCAAAAGTTTCTGAACCTTCTGCTAATTCAACTTCTAAAAAAGTTACATTGTCCATTGTCATCTCCTAAAGTTCCGCACTGAAACCGATAAAGCCTGTGTTATCTGCATTGTTGCCTAGATCGTATGCTTGCAATGCTGTCAATCCAGAAGCGACTGTGGCAAGTACCAACATATAATCTGGCCCACTATGAGCACTATCGAAAGTTAAACTTGTGACGGCTGGACTTGTAGCACCATAACTGCTAATTCGTAAGGTTGAAAAATCAACCGAAGTTGGCTCAACTCGCATTGTTTGCTTCATAGGTATTGGAAAAACACCGACTGTCGTATTTCGTGCGTAACCCATGCCGTAAGTTGAGCTAGAACTTCCACCAGTCATACGGAAATAATACCTTTGGCACATAGCCAGTTCAGCCTGTGGGCTTCCACCGCTTGCAGTCTGGAATGGTGTTGCCTTTGAGCCGTACTCAAGCTGTACGCCCCAAATACCAAATGTATTAGTCTGAATACCAAGAGATCCAGTACGGGCATTAAAATCTGTTCCAGCAGATACCCAAAAAGCAAGGTTAAGAAAATCGTTGTTATCTGTTCCGATTGTTTTTCCTGCAATAGAAGGAACATTTACTGTAACTGTGTATCTTGCCCAAGATGTCGAAAGTGTTACCTGACCCACATAAGTATTAACCGAAGCTGACGGGCTGCCGCCTGTTCCAAATCCTTGACTTACCTCAACTGCAATCTTAGGAGTTCCGCTGTTTGCCTTTGCCCAAAATGAAATTGTGGCAGTTTGATTAGCAAATGTTCTTACACTTTCGATCTTCTGATTTACTAAAGCAGCAGCATCAGTAGTTGTTTGTCCCGTAGTAACACATTGTAAAAATGATTTTCCTTCGTAACCTGCAACTGGCGCAGTTCCCAATGTAAAAGATTGGCTTGATAGAGTGACTGTGCCGTTGTTAAGGTAGTTAGTCCATCTGTCAAACATAAAAGCACCGCTTGTAGTAGTGCTGCTGAATCCTCTTTGATTGACAGAAAAGTTACCATTGATGATCTTATTCTTACCAGCTTGACCATAGCCGACATTCCAGACAGAGGTATCAATAGCATCGCCAAGGGTGCGAATGTCGGATGCGCCATTCTTAACAAGGCTAGAGTTATCTGGCTCCGCCCAAGCATAATTCGGTGATGTTGCCATTTAGGTTAGTGCTCCTGTCGCATTTGTCCATGTTAGTATAGCATTTACACCAGTCCACGCTAAGGTGGCTGGCAATACTGTTTCCCATTGTGTCGTGCTGAGTGAAAAGTCTGTAGCTGAAACATAAAGAGTGATCTCTGTAAAACTAGGAGTAGCCCGTAGTGCAACATTCTCAACAAAGCCATCGAATTGACCATCTAGCAAGTTGCTAGGCAGGTTGCTGATTAGGACAGGCTGACCAAAAAAGACCCCGATCAGACTGTCAAGCATGGCGCTCGGCATTTCGGGATTATCTAAGCGAAAGGTGATAGCACCTAATGAGGCGCGTGGGTTCTTGCGTAGATTTAGCTCTCTAGTGGCGATATCCGTGATGTCTGTAAGAGTCTTGATGTTAGAGTCGAACGACCGCTCAAAGAGGCCGTAAGAGGCTATAGAATCCGCATCTGAGGTACTGTAGGTTGAGCCGTATCCTGTGGCGTAGCGATAGATAAGGCTGTTACGGATACGAGCAATCTGAGTTGTTGAGGTGATAGAGCTTGGTGTTGCATATGAGCCATCAAGGTTAGTAAAGCCGTTTGCTGCAAGGTAGTTAGATCTGTGGTCTGCATCGTCATAGGAAACATCACCATCCTTTTCCTCGTATATCTGACCTAGTGCGCTATTGGCAATCTGGTCAGCCAATGTCTGAGACTTAGCAGAAGCGTTAGCAGCTAGAGCAATCATCGTATAGAAGCCTGAATCAATCGTGCCAATGTATGACTCTGCTTCTGCCCAAGTAACAGTCGGCGGGTATGTATCCCATGTAACAGTTGGTGTGACCTCTGCCCATGACAGGTTAAGCGCACCGCCTAGAATCGCTGCGATCTGTGCGCCATCTAAGCCTTCTGCTAGTGCTGTGTTATAGACAGCCTTTGTGAGTTTTGCCAATGAGCCAATGCCGAGAATCGTGCCAGTAGTGATAAAGCCTGATTCCTCTGGGCTTCTGACACCAATGTTAAAGTCTGATACTTCTCCACCGAATACAGTTACATATGTGCCAGATGAGTTCTTCAGCTCTAGAAGAACTGGCTCTGTGACATTGATGGTAAAAGGTGTGTTATCTGTATTGACTATAGTTACTTGGCAGTAACCTGCTGTAGGTTGGCGATCAATGTCTAAGCGACCAGAAGCATAGGAAACAGAGGTGACAGTCGTATAGACATCATCACCTACTGTAACTCGCCATTCTGGTAGCCATGTCATGGGGTAGCGAATGTACCTCTCAGAGTGCCACGCTGTACTGCATCGACAAGTACCTGATCAATAGCTTCAGCGATAGCGTTTGGATCTCCGATGCCTGTGTTCACGGTAATGGAAATAGGTGTGCTCGATGAGCTGGATGATGCAAAAGGATTTTTACCATTAGCAAACAAGTCACCATACATAGATTGATTGAGATCTTCGAAGTATTGTAATTCTTCATTGCTGAAAGTCTTAGCACCTCTTACGCCACCTGCGCCCTTGATAGGAATTAGGCTGCTAGGCATAGAAGGAGCACCTAAAGATGATGCACCGCCACCGCCACCTGCACCGCCACCGAGAGCGATCTGCTTTAACAGAGCCAAGGCTTCCTTCAGGTTATCTAGGTTAATAAGATCCTTTGGCTTGAGCGTGTCAAGAATTGATTTAATGGTTACTAGTTTGGCATCTTGCCCAGTCAAAGCAGCTAGGATGCCAAGGTCTGCATTAAGTTTAGATGTAGCAGCCTTAATCGCTGCTTCATCATTAGAAGCCATAGCATCCTCTAGGGCAATGATTGACTTCATGACATTTAAGCGAGCAGTATCGTTAGCAATCTGTAGTAACTGAGCACCATTAGTTGTTTTACCTAGTTGCTCAGCCTGATTCTTGAGAGCTGCTGCGTTCTGGATTTTGTCCATGTCAAAGACTTCTGCACCCTTGCCAAGGGCAAGAGCAGCCTTATCAAGTGCAGCCTTTGAGCGAGCAACCTTAAGTGTTTTGTTTTCTTCCTGTGTAATTTTCTTTTTAGTTGTAAGTGTTTTAGATGCATACGCTAATTGTAGTCGTGCGAGATCTGTTAATCCTTGAGAAGTAATACCGCTTTGTCCTACCGACTTCTTTTTCATGAAGCCAGAAGGATCACCCTCAATAATAAGGTCCACGAATGGATCTGTCGCTATGATAAAGTCGGCAATGCTTCCAGATACAGCCATCATGGGCTTGTTAAGGTATCTAACGATTTCGCTAACAGTTTTCAGAAACGCTGCTGCATTTTTTGCAGCTGTTTCCATGTCCGTTGCTAATTCGTCTACTGTTGTATTGCCACTTAGAATGATAAGGGAATCAATGATGCCTTTACCTAAAATCTCTTGTACATTGGCAGAAGCCACCTGAAGTTTAGCCATCTGACCTGCAAGGCTGTTGGCTGATTCTGAAGCTGCTCCAGCGAAGGTTTTAGCCAGTTCATCAGTAACTTCTAAGAATGATTTAGTCTTAAGATCAGCCTTGGATATACCTACACCCAAACGACTGAGAGCTGTATTATTCCCTAAATATGCACGACTCAATGCTGATGTAACTGAGCCTAAATCTTTACCAGTTGATGCGGAAATGTCTAAAGCAAGATTAAGCAGTCTCTGAGATTCGGCTGTGTCTTGAGTTGCTACCGCAAGAGTCTGATAAGCAGGACGGAGAAGGTCATCAACGATTCCGAACTCGCTCTGAATGCGCTGGATGTATTCTTCTGAAGCTGCTGCATCTCTACCGAGTCCAACATTTTTAAGAGCTAGGGCTAATTGCTTCTGGGCTTTTTCATCGGCTACTGCTGCTTTAACCGCAGCCTTACCATAGGCAAGGACGGCTGTAGCACTAAGTCCAACGCCGAAAGCTGCTGCAAGTTTCTTGGCTTGCTTGCCTAGTTTGTCTGTTGCTGTTTCGGCTTGCTTAAATCCCTTGGCATCAAACTTCGAACCTATATTAATGTCTGGCATTATGAGGCTCTCCTAAATGTTTGGCTTTTGGCTCTTTCGGTAAATGCGCGCTCTGCTGTGTCAATCGCCTTAATTGCTGCACCGTTGGCTTTGCCTTGATCTGCTGCCCAAGCTCTATAGATTAAGCGACCACGACCCTTAGAGCTATTGACTAAAGCTGGAAGGTTCTCAATAAAGGTAGCACCTGCTCTAGGGTTTACTGATCGGCTTACCTTTTTAGAAGTGCCACCAGCTTTAGGACCTACCCATTCCTGACCTTGTTCGTTCTTTCGTCCAGCTACTTCATAGATAGCACCAGCAAAAGACTTGTTAAATATCTTTGCGTTAGATGTAAAGCCTGATCTAGTTGTCTTGCCGGGCTTGGTGCTAAAGCCGATACCAGATTTAACCACACCAAAATTGTATGCAGGAAAGGAACTCTGGGCACCGCTTCTATTCCATCCTGACATAGGAGAACTGGAAGGAGCAAAACCACGGGCTTTTTTTGCGATAGGTGCAAGGGCTTTTTTTAACTCAGAATTAAGCTCTTTGTTTAAGTCTGGTGCGAACTGTCTGATGGCTTTGCGAGTTTGCTTAACGCCTTCGACTTTTACTTGCATCGCGCACCTCTTTCGCTTCATCCTTAAGCCCCTGCACTAATGCATCGAGCATGGTCTTATCTAGTTCTAATAACTGCTGTGGCGAGATCCCTAACCTAATGCTCAAGCGAGCGATTAGGTAGGTGAACGGGAGATCTCGCTTTAAGCTAAAGGGTCTGAATCGAGCACCTCGACACTTTTAAGTGTCTCAATGAAATCCATGCCGAAAGGCTTAACAGTTTCACCTGACCTGCGTGTTACTTCCCATGCTAACCAATAGACATCGCTTTGCTTTTCTTCATCGCGGAACGCCTTATGGAAGCCCTTTTTAGCGTACTGCTCGAACGAGTACTCCACCGCTGGAGTAATCTCGCCTTCTAATACGCTTCCATCTGTACGAACTATCTTTAGTTTTGCCATGGTTTGCCCCTTTGTTTAGTTTCTTAGAATGTGCCAGTTGTGGCTACTGCAACAGTTGAGTTAGCAGTAAATGTGATTGACTGAGTAGACATATCGCCAACAGCGCCGTTAATGTCTGTGGTGTTGTTTACTAGCAGTGAGACTGTGTAAAGAGGGTTAGTAGCTGAAACTGCTGTTCCCTTTTCCTGTAGGAATACACAGGTAACTGTTGTACCCCATGCAGCCTGTAGTGTTGCCAATACATTCGCTGATGCTGTGTCGTTTAGGAAGTCGATTGTTACAGATGATGCCTCTAAGCCCTTAACGAACTTGTGTGAAGAATCGCCCATAGCTGTAACTTCTAGCTCGTCGAATGTGCGGTTTAGTGTAATGCTTGTGACATGGTCAGAAAGATCAACTGTGTTAATCTTCACGCCGACCTTGTTATTTAGAAATACAGCCATGAGATTATTCCTCGTCTTTCTTGGTAGGTGCTGGCTTAGGTGCTGGTGTGCTTACTTGCCCGATTTTCTTCAGGAAGTCAGCGTTTTCTTGTTCCCACTCGGACATGTTTAGCTCCAACTCGTTAGGATATTTACGGACATCTCGCAGCTGAGTAGGTCACCCGATGCAGCGTTGAGAATACTAGGTGCGCTGATTGCGCTTACATTATAGACGAGAGATGATGCTGCGAGCTTAGCGAACACGCTACAAACAGTATCTTCTATCCCGTTGAGGTTTCCTTCATTGTCAAACAATGGAACAGTCATAACAATCTTAAAGTTAGCCATAGGGCTAATAGTGATGTGCTGATTGTTGCTAGGTGTTAAGTAAGGATCATCTGGAGACACGATTACAGAATTAGCCAGGACGGTGGCAGGTGGAAAGGCAAAGGTCTGCCACTTAGCGTTATCGACTAAAGCCGTTGCTAGTGTCGTTCTAAGAGTAGTGATAGCAACAGGCATTATCCCACCATCGAGCGTGGGTCTAGTGCATGTGCGATCAATCCTCGCACCTTAGCGAGAAGCTGTGCGCTCATTCGGTAAGGGCTTGGCTGGAAATCGACAGCGTTACTGCCTGAAAGGGTGGCTGTACGC